TAAACAAAATTGAAAATATAGTGAATGCTGGAAAGGGTCTCAATATATTCGCAAGTCAAACTTCAACCATGGGTACGGCCAAGGTGACCATTTTAGAAAATAGTAATGTGGGCATTGGAACAACACAGCCACAAGGTCTCTTTCAAACATCTGGTGGTTCAGCATTCATCAATCAACAACCTGTATACAGAAACAGTTTCGTTCACTTGGGAACACCTTTGGTTGTTACAAATACACAACCGATTAATAACACGACACCAGATTTAGCAAATGTTGTGCACTTAACACGGGAAGGTACTAGTGTACGAGATGGCGTTCGAGCTACTTTTAAGATGGGTAAATATGATAACACACTCGGGAAATCTAAATCAAAACTTGATATATTTTTGGCTGATGATAGATACACTGATGAAACTGAGGTTTTAACGCTACGAGCTGACGGACGAGTAGGTATCGGAACAACCCAGCCGAGTGCGCATTTAGAAGTATATTCTACGGGTACGGGTAATCCTACTACAAATGGGATTTTGGTACATAATCATGATTCAACGAAAGGTGATTCAATTATAAGCTTACAAACGAATGACGCCGATGGAAACGCATTCACTTCATATATACAAAGTGATAATGACTCGGCTCTAACAGGTTGGGCGGTTGGTGTTGCGGGTGCCTCGAGCGACTTCCGAATCACTGAAAATTATCAGGAAGTTTCTGATAGTGCTGCGACTATATTCTATATTGATGGATCAAATAGTAATGTCGGTATTCGTACCGATGTGACCAGAGCTGAATTTGAAGTCAATGGTAATGTGGTCATCGGAAATAAACTTACATTCAGTGGTCTCACAGGTGACGAGTTTGGTAATACCATGTTCGTGGAGCGAAGATATACGGAGGATCAACCTAGGAACGAATTGATTTTATTCAAAGGTAACGAGTCGAGTTCAACCACGGGACCCGATAGGATTAGGCACATCGCAGCACAACATGCGTTTCAGACATATAGTACGGATGGTGATGATTTTGACACTATCTTAACGGCCGCTGATTCAGCATTTGGTAGTTCCATTCCTTTACTCATCACCCCAAGTGGTAGAGTTGTTATAGGCGGTAAAGATACATCTGAAAATGAAGCGGGTGTGGATGCTTCAACAAAATTGATTGTCGCAGGTAATATTGTGTTCACGGGTGGTGGTTCTTTACAGGTCGCAGGTATTGAATTCGAGACGACAACTGTTGGTGGTGGTACGAGTATAAATAAAATACGGTCAGCTTTGGATGGTACCACACGAAGACCCATGACTTTTACACACCAAGTGACTGCTATCACCGATGAAGAGTATGCGAGATTTGATGATGTTGGTCGTCTCGGTATAGGCACAGATGCACCCACTTCGAATTTACACATATATAGCTCGACGACTGATGATGTAAATATGCTGAGACTCGAGAGTCCAGGTGTCAATAAGCACACTGGTATGCTCATATATACGAATGACGGAGAAGGTGGCTTCATCAGGGGTTTCAGTGACACGGATAACGCAACGACTGGACTCGTCATGGGTGTCGCTAACAACACGATTTTAACCAACTGTATCCATGTAATCCAAACGAGTAATGTGGGTATTGGAACGGCTGTCCCAGATACAAAGTTTCACGTGTATAACGGCACACCCCGTATTGAACATGCGTCGAGTAATGCGGTGATAGAATTCAAAACGACTGGTGGTACATCGAACATTCTTTCAGATACATTGGGGAATGTGTACATAAATCCATTATCTACTCACGTCGTACTAAATAGTAACGCAACCATAAATGGTGCTTTAGATATTAGTGGTGCCATCGATCTTGGTGATGCGGTTGCGATCAATTTGGGTGGTGAAAGTGCGAACACAGCTCTCCATGTTAATGGTGGTGTAATTACAAATTCCGACCAGGTAGCGTGTAAAAGATATTCAGAAGCATTCGCACGTGGATCTGGACAATCAAATGATATTCAACTTCGGTTTGACGATGGTGCATTCTACGCAAAGGTTATAGCGGTGGCACGGGAAATCGGTACTTCTAATGTTTCCAATATGAGTACGATGATACTCGAGTTACAAGGTGGAACTCATGATGGAACTACTTCTAGTGTTGAAATAGCCATCGGTACTAAAAATATATTTGGTGGTACAAATCCTTTCCCATGGAGTTCAACAGTTACAACTGGTATAAACGGCGTTCTATTCGAACCATATGTATCAACTGCCTCTGTCGATTATTCGTTCGATATATCCGTCGAACTCACAACATCCAGAGATGGTAAATTTTTGGGAATATACACAAACAATTCTTCAGGTGTAGACAATTTCGAAGGTACAGAATTGGTTACTTTTGATTACTAAATGTACTACAGGGGAAGACCCTGCGGTAGATTCAATATACATTTACGCCCTGATGGTATCAGAGACGGCGAGTACAACAACGCCAGCAATGAAAGCCATGATGACGTAATTTAATTCAGTTTCTTCACGACCAACCTGGGGCTTGGGAGCCTCCTCGGTCTTGGATTTCACGACAGGCTTCTGCTGTCGGACGGGAGGTTCCAATTCCTCCAGCGGACAATACGCTATCATTTATATATATTTAGAGATTAATTTCCGTCTTCTTCTTTCGCCTGGTGCGCTTAGGCTTAGTGGATCCACTGACATTCACCTCCTTCACCTCACCTCCAGTGGAGTCACCCGAAATAGACACGATGTCGGACATGTCATCATCATCGTCAGGTGGGGGAGCCATGGTGGTGTTCATAGGGGGTGGAGGTGGCATCATGATACCACCCATAAGGCTCGAAATGTCTACACCTGGTCCCTGCATCTCGTACTGTCCATTTGTACCACCGACGGGTGCTTCCGTTGCGGGACCATCTGGGGATCTGGTCGTGTTTTGAACCGCCGCCATCATGTTCTTCACGAGATCTGGGTTCTGTTTCATCACGTCATTCATGTTTGGCATCACCGACTTAAACATGCTGTTGGTGAGGTGGAACATCATCGCCGAACCACCCAACATCATGATCAACTTCACCTCGGGGGCGACGCTGACCTTCGATCGATACTTCACGTAAAGCTCCTCGAATACACCATCGTAGTCATCAACATTCTCCATCACACTCTCAGACCAGCCGTCGAGCTGAATTTCAAATGGGTTATACCTCTTATTCAGGAACTCGAGACCAGTCACACAGGCTACGAGCATTCGTCGAGAGAAACGGATAGACTGTTCCACATCGATGCTGTATGTGATCCGCTTCACCTCGGACCTCAACTCATCGACATTGGAGTAGGCATTAAGTCTTTTATTGACAGCAAATCCCTTCTTCTCCAGACGAGCCAACTTGTTCAAGAGATCAGCCTTCTCTTCATCGATAGAAGTATATCCCTTGGAAGGAGCCTCTTCCTGGAAACCACCACCCATGGGTTCATCATCATTGTAAAACACGGGTTCGTCCTCACCATAATCAATCTCTTCCTCTTGGGGAGGCTGCTGAGGAGCCGACTGTTTTGTGGGGTTTACAAATGCATCCATCGCCTCTTGATGTTGTTGGGGTGGTGCCTGACGCATCGGCTGACTGGGTCGTGGAACTGGTTTTGGTCGAGGAGCAGAGATTTGAATCTCATCCATAAGCGCCTGTTCATCGGCGTCTAATTTCATCACCGTCGTGTTTCCTCTGTCGAGTACGATTTCTTCGTCCATCTACTCTCTATATGGAAACTAAAAAAATACCTTTAACGCACTTTAAAAAAATATATGTACATAGTAAATGTTCAACCTCAACAAAGCGAACCGCAATGCGCTCAGTTCGATCGGTGTCTTGTTCGTCGTCATCGTCGCTCTCATGATGTTCCGTGATACCAGTATGTATCAGGCCAGGCCAATTAAGGTTACTCCCATCCGTGAGGGTTCCATCTTCGATCTGGAGAATAAGATCGAGTGTACCCCTGGACGCAAAGAGGGCAGTGCTTACACCAAGTCGCTGACTCCAGGTGGTTTGTGTGGTGCTCAAAAGCTCATCTCGGACATTGCGAGTTATGAGATTTCGGAGGGAATCGGTGGATCTTTAATCTAAGCTAACTATAAATGGCTCTCATCACTTCCCCAACTGAGACTATTCCAGATCTCAACTATGAGTATCACACTCTAACAATTGATACCATCGATCAAAGTAGTGCCAACACTTTCACATGCTTTCTTCAGCAGCCCATAAAAAATGTCGTACAAGCTCGTCTCATTGCGGCTCGTATTAATTCTAATGTATCCACCGAACATTATTACGTTTCCATCAAAGAGTTGGACACCATTTTCAACGATAGGGCATCGAATGAATATGAAGGACAAGCGTCTAAGAGTATGATTCGTGGTTCTTTTGCGAGTCTCATCACAGATGGAGATGCAGTTATAAATTTTAAGGATAACTATCCAATCGTGACCCAATACATCGACCCCATTCGTCGCATCGATCGTCTAACTGTGACAATTCGAGATCAAGATGGTAATGGAATTCTTCCATCGATTCCCGCAAAAGATAATTTCCTCGTTCTTCGTTTCGTGTGTAGAAAACCAAATTTGTAATTTTCTCCCGTTAAAGTAGTATACCATGTCCGCTGGTATTGTTCAATTGATCGCTATCGGTGCCCAGGATGAATATATCGTGGGTGATCCCGAAATATCTTTCTTTAGTTCAACATTCAAAAGACATGCTAATTTTTCACAGTCCATCGAAAAGCAAACCATCCATGGAGCAGTGAAAAACAATTCTATGTCCAGCGTTCAATTCGAACGAACTGGCGATCTTCTCGGTTATGTCTATTTTACTCTCGATGATAAGGCCCAAGCTCTCGATATTCAGAGATGGGATACGATCATCGATAAGGTTGAGCTTCTCATCGGTGGTTCTCTCGTCGACACACAAGATGCCATCTTCACTGAAAAGATCGCTATCGATACTTTTGCTCAAAATGTTTCTAAGAGTTCGAACGGTCCTCACCCAGGTGTGAGCGCTCGTTCGTACTTTTATCCACTTCGCTTCTTCTTCTGTGAGGGACCCCAATGTGCCCTTCCCCTCGTAGCTCTCAATTACCACAACGTTGAGATTCGTATTCATTGGGCAAGTGCGGCCTCGAATTACAACGTGGAGTGCTACGCAAACTATTACTACCTAGACAACGAAGAACGTGGAAACATCGCTTCCCGAAAACATGATCTTCTCATCACTCAAGTACAAAAGAATATCGCATCGGGTGAAATTGTGCAAGATCTCACATTTAATCATCCAGTGAAATACCTCGCATCGTCCGATACGACCACCGATGGCGCTCTCACATCTCCCTCGAATAAGGTTAAACTGAACATCAATGGCCTTGATGTGAGTAATTATAGGTGGGGTAAGCCTCACTTTATCGATGTCATGAACTACTATCATACCAACTTCGTGACTTCCCCAGATTTTTTCCTCTATTGTTTCTGTCTTTCCACAAGTTCTCTCCAACCTACAGGCACTCTCAACTTTAGTCGTTTAGACTCAGCCAAGATCATGAGTGAGAGTATGCCTATCAACGATCCCATATATGCGGTCAACTACAATATACTCCGTATAGAGAACGGTATGGCGGGACTTCTCTACGCAAATTAAAATACGATGTTATAATAAATGGTCAAGAACATACCGACTATTGAGAGATCTACCAAAGTGCGTTTTGGTAAAAATGCTCTAGATGACCAGGCGGAAAATACGATCGTTTTCAATGCGAGTAATGAAAGTTTAAACGCTAATACAGCGAATACAATTTATATTTCACCTGTTCGTTTGAGAGAAGATTATGATGATCCCGCCATCGTACTTTTAATGTATAATAAGGATACGAAAGAGGTTACCGAATCTGGTGAAGCGGCGACTGATATTATTGAAACTACATTACAAGGTGCAGCACTTCGAGGTAATGTGATTAACGTGAGTACTGTGTATTTTAACAATGTATCGCACAATTCATTGGTCACCGATGGAAATGTTGGTATCGTTAATACAAATCCACTTCATACATTCAGTGTTGGATCAAACCTCTATGTCGACGATACAGGATCTAATGTTCTCGTCGTCAATGGTGGTGTTTCAATCGATGGAAACCTCGATGTGAAGGGTGGTATAACGGCAATCACGAGTAATAACCTGATCATCGAAGATGCTATTATTGAATTGGGTAAAAATAATACATCTGAAGATACAACTCTTGATTTAGGACTCATCATGGGTCGACCAGATTCAAATGTCACTGTAGGATTTAAAGAAGAAACAGATGAAATCATTTTAGCATTCACCGAAAGTAGCGCTTATAGCAATGCTATCGTACCCCTAACATCTGAAGATATCAATGTGCATATCTATGGTCGTCTCTACACTGAATCGAATGTTGGTGTTTTAAACACGAATCCAATGCACACCCTCGATGTCGGTTCAAATTTATATGTGGATGAATTTGGTTCGAATATTTTGGTCGTGACCGGAAACACGAGTGTCAGTGGTGATCTTACGGTGGATACTGATACTCTATTTGTAGATTCGTCCGAGAATAAAGTTGGTATCAAGACCGTGACTCCATCCGCAGAACTTCATGTTGTCGGTAACGCTTACGTGAGCTCTAACCTCACTGTAGATACTGATACACTCCACGTTGATGTGGTAAACGACTCTATTGGAGTCGGTACTGTGAACCCCTCAGCCAATCTTCATGTCGTCGGAAATGTGTATGTCAGCTCTAACCTCACTGTAGATACTGATACACTCCACGTGGACGCTGAGAATGACTCTGTGGGAGTTGGGACTGTGAACCCCTCGGCCAACCTCCATGTTGTGGGTAATGTGTATGTCAGTTCTAATTTGACTGTGGATACAGAGACCCTTCATGTTGATGTGGTAAACGACTCCATTGGAGTCGGGACTGTGAACCCCTCAGCTAATCTCCACGTTGTTGGAAATGTGTATGTCAGCTCTAACTTGACTGTGGATACGAATACACTCCATGTGGACGCTGAGAATGACTCCGTGGGAGTTGGTACGGTGAATCCAAATTCAAATCTTCATGTTGTTGGTAATGCATATGTGACCTCCAACACAACCACAGATGGTACACTGACCCTTAATCACCCAACAACAGCTCTCATCACAGATCTCACCGCAAATGTCGAAGTGAAATTGAATCAATTGGCGAATGTTGTCATAGATACAGCGACACTCGCAAACGAAGATATGCTCGTGTATGATGGCTCCAACTGGGTGAACCAACTTCAAAATCACACATTCCTCTACGCAAAGGCTGAAGAGACAATTTCCAAGGGTGATGCCGTGTATGCCACTGGTACAATTGGAAATAACATGTTCGAGATTCGAAAAGCACAAGCAAATTCTGGTGCAACTATGCCCGCCCTAGGTTTAGCTTATCAGAATTTTGCTCTAAATGGTGAGGGTCTCATCGTGACATTTGGTCGTGCCGATGGAGTAAACACAGATGATTTCCAAGTGGGTGAGACTGTCTATGTCAGTGCTGCGACTGCTGGTGCGCTCTCGAATGTAAAACCGTACGGTGCAACTGATCTCATACAAAACATTGGTTTGGTTGTAAAGGGACATCCAAACTCTGGTATTGTCTCTGTGACTGGTGTGGGTCGTTCCAATGATATCCCCAACGCCCCTATCGTCGCTGATGAGACTGACATCAACTATGTGTATGTCAACGACACAAATAACGATCTTAAAAAGATTCTACCCACAAATCTACTCACACAACTTCAAACACTTCAACAAGTGACTGACACTGGAAACACAACTTCTAATACAATTCAGTTTACGAACGCTACCACAGGAATAGTGACGACGTCGAATATTGAGGTTGGTTCAAATATTTCCGTGGCTGGTCTTACAGATGCTACAAATAAACATGTACCCATGGTAGGCACAGACGGATTCTTACAAAAGTCTTCGATTTATTTCACACCTGGTGGAAAGTATGTAGTGAGTGCCGCTGAAGCTGAATTCTTTGGTAACCTTATTTTAAGTGGTAACACATCCATCATCTCGTCGAACAATGTAACTATCGAAGATCGAATTTTCGGTATCGGTGCAAACAATGAAGTACATAACCTCGACACGGGTATCATGATGGAACATAAAGATGACGGCGAGTACGCTAATATAGCTGTCATATATCACGCAGATGAACACAGGTTTTCAATTAGTTATACACAAAATACCTTTTCAGATGATCACATTCTTCATTATGAAGATCCAGATCATATAATGTTGATCGATTTAAGAGGTAATGTAGAAATCCAAAACAACTTGGTGATAAACGAAACGCTCAATGTCATAAGCACTTCAACGTTCGCAGATGATCTCACTGTCGGTGCCGTCTCCAACCTATTTGTGGATGTGAGTAGTTCACGTGTCGGTATCAACGAGGCTTCTCCCACCGTCTCCCTCGATGTTGGGGGTGATGCGAGGGTACAAGATACCACAGATGCAGTTTCAACCACCACGGGTGCCCTCGTTGTTTCAGGTGGTATTGGCGTAGCCTCGAACATTCATTCTACAAATGTATACGCAGGTTCCCATGTGGGTGTGGGAACGAATGCGGCTACAGCACCTCTCCACATTCTCGTGAGTGGAACTGGTGAGACGACAAATGGTATTTACATGAAGAGTGCAGCGGGTTCCTCAACAAACGATGCTATTGTAAACCTCGAAGTTGCTAGTGATGGTGGAGATGCTTTTGTGACTTGGAACCAAGCGGGTGGTGAAGCCTTCGCCATGGGTCTAGATAGGAGTGAAAATGATCTCGTCATCGCCAACAGTTCGAGTGACTTGACCACGAATACACGTCTTCGAATGGCCACCGATGGTGCCGTGACCCTCACGAACGGTACAAATTCTACATCGAAAACCACTGGTGCCCTCATCGTGGGGGGTGGTTTGGGTGTCACGAATGATATATATGGCGCAGCGGCTACTTTCGATAGTTTAACCGTAGATACAGACACTTTGGTTGTCGATGCAACGAACAAACGAGTTGGTATAGAAACTTCCAGTCCCGAAGCGAACTTACATGTTGTAGGTAATGTCATTGTGAGCTCGAATCTCACGGTGGATACAAATACCCTACATGTAGATGCTGAGGGTAACAAAGTGGGTATCTTAACGGTGAACCCTGCGTTTGCTCTAGACGTTCACGGAACCTCCAACGTCGGGGCGCTGACAACATCCTCTCTCTCCGTAGATACTGATACTCTCCATGTCGATGCGACCAATAAAAGAGTTGGTATAGAAACCTCCAGCCCCGAGGCGAACTTACATGTTGTAGGTAATGTCATTGTGAGCTCCAACCTCACAGTGGATACGAATACCCTACACGTAGATGCTGAAGGTAACAAAGTGGGTATCTTGACCGTGGATCCAGCGTTTGCTCTTGACGTTCATGGAACCTCCAACGTCGGGGCACTGACAGCAACGACTCTTTCCGTAGATACTGACACTCTACACGTTGATGCGACCAACAAAAGAGTTGGTATAGAAACCTCTAGCCCAGAAGCAAACCTTCATGTCGTGGGTAACGTCATCGTGAGTTCCAACCTCACAGTAGATACGAATACCCTACATGTGGACGCCGAGGGTAACAAGGTGGGTATCTTGACGGTGGACCCTGCTTATGTTCTCGATGTTCATGGAACCTCCAATGTCGGAGCGTTGACAGCGACTTCACTCACAGTAGATACCGACACTCTACACGTTGACGCAACCAACAAAAGAGTTGGTGTAGAAACCTCTAGCCCAGAGGCGAACCTTCACGTCGTGGGTAATGTCTATGTGAGCTCGAACCTCGAAGTAGGTGCAAGTGCTCTCTATGTAGATACAGTATCTGCGACTTCAAATGTTGGTGTAGGTACATCGGCACCCGAATACTCTTTAGATGTCGTTGGTGATCTCAACTTTTCGGGTGATTTATATAAAGGTAAAGCACTTTTCGTGAGTACACCTTGGACTATAGAAGAGAGTCCAGATGCATTGAGCTACGAAAAGGGTAATGTGGGTATTGGTGATGCTAACCCAGCGGCAAACCTCCATGTCACAGGAAACGTATACGTCTCCTCGAACCTCAATGTGGACGCCAACGTCTTCATCGCTGGTGGCCTCGTGACGAACACAGGTGGGGTCACGAAGAAGACGTACTCATACGTGGGAACATTCCCAGCTGGAACAACAGACGCACAGGCGACACTCGATATAGTATTCGCAGCCGAAGTGTTCTCTGCGAAGATTACAGCCCATCTCGTCGAAGATGATACAGAAATAAGCGTACTTTCTCTGGATGTTGGGGGTGGTCACAAATCGGGTGGAACTTCACCCATCATATTCAAAGGACCCCTCACTATTTTTGGTGGTACGAACGACAACCCATGGTCATCTACCGTGACGACATCAACAACAACGACAGATGTAACCGTCTCGATTAAACCAACTCAGGCTATACAAGCTCTGATAACTGCGGATTACAACATTTTCGTTGAATATGTTTCAGCTGCCTCAGGTGGTCAACTCAAACAAATCAATGATCACCAGGCATCTCCAGTGACTGTGACTTTTGGATACTAAAAAAATTGTGCGGTACTTATAAATGGCAGCGACGAACGTCCAAGCCTTTTCAGGAGACTTGGACATTGCAGGTGCAATTACATCGAACTTGGAGGTGGGCACAGCTAACCTCTTCGTGGATACTGTGAGTAGCAACGTCGGTATCGGGACGACGACTCCGGGTCAAAAGTTGAGTGTTTATACAGGTTCCACCAATGATGCGGCTCTCTCATTTGACAGATTTTCAAGTGGTAATTATAGGACGGACATTTACCAAAACACCTATGGACCTGATTTTAGGGTTGGGTACAGCGAATACACACCTTCGAGTGTCTTGTACCTTAAACGATTTTCGGATGGCTCTAAAGAAGTCGAAATTAACGGCAACGTCGGCATCGGGACGGATGATCCTGGTAAAAAAATAGAGATATCACATGGGTATCAGGATCTCGGCGGTTGGATTGATACCTATCGTGTACCAGGTGTGGCAGGTGGTATGCAGTTGGGGACGAGACAGGGTGGCGGGGCGTATGTGGATTCATTATTCATAAATGATAGCGGCTATGTCGGTATCGCGAAGAATAATCCGGCGTTTACTTTTGATGTACAAAACTCAAGCGTAAATCCCATTTGCGTCATGAGGATTATAGGACCAAGTGGTACGGGGATTAGATTTCGTATGGGGACAGGCGGTGGCAGTAACTCTTATAAAGCCACAGGTATTAATTTAAGTGGAGGATCTGGGGGTGGGGGGATATTAATATGTGTCACTTCGAACAATTCGGCACAAGACCGGTCTGGTGCATCGTTATATTTCATCAGAAAAGCATATGATCAGGCATATTGGCCCGCTAATTCGAATTCCATAAGAGAACTTGCGTCATTGTCTGGTGGTTACGCAGATCCTACTGTTGAGTTTAGAAGAAACAATTCAATACTTGAGTATAGGATATCTAGTGGTGGTAACGTTGCTTTTTACGCATTAGAATTCGATTCATAAAAATGTTTAATAATAATATACAATGGGCTTGTTCGTAAAAGATGCGTACACGTTAGAGAATGAAATATCCTTATCAAATCCTTACATTATGATAGACAATATCATAGTACAGAAATCAAATATTCCCGACTTTAAATATAGTGTTACCGCTGATGAGAGGTGTTACGTAACAAAAGATATTAGACAACAAAGACCAGATAAATATGTCAAAAACAAACTTGTGGTGGTCAGTGTAAATAACGTGGATAACCTGCACGAACAAATATATACTGAAATAAAGAAAAATTATGAAAACTACACCGACGATTTATAATTTTCAATCGACGAAATTGATTACCCCCCCCTCGAAACAAAACGTCTTACAAATCTCATTCAAGGTTTGTAAGTTGTTTCCCATCCCGTATCTAAGTAGACCGAAATCTCCGTCCCAATCGACTTCGTCGATTGTTCCCTCTACTTAAAAATAAACTCTCACTATAATATAAAATGTCTGGTGGTATCGCCCAACTCGTCGCTGTCGGTGCTCAGGATGTGCACCTCGTCGGTCAGCCCGAAGTCAGCTTTTTCCGTTCTACGTACAAGCGCCACACGAACTTTTCCCAAACTGTCGAGCGTCAGGTCATTCAGGGCAACGTCTCGAACAACGGCATGTCCACCATCCGCTTCGAGCGCAAGGGTGACATGCTCAACTACGTCTACCTCATGCCCATCAAGTCCGATGGCACCCAATCGAACATCGTCCCCGATTGGACCACTGCCATCTCCAAGGTGGAGCTCCTCGTCGGTGGTCAGGTGATTGATGACCAGGATTCCTTCTACTCGACCCAGATTGCCCCCACCCTCTCGGCCACTTCCTCCTCCAAGTCGGTCGGTGGTGATCTCTACGGTGGTTCCACCAATGAGCGCTTCTACCCTCTCCGCTTCGCCTTCTGCGAGAACTGGCAGACTGCTCTCCCCCTCATCTCTCTCCAGTACCACGATGTCGAGCTTCGCATCACTTGGGGGACTGGTGCCACCGAATACAAGTGGGAGGTCTACGCCAACTATGCGTACCTTGATACTCAGGAGCGTGAGGTCTTCGCTTCCCAGCCCCAGAACATGCTCATCACCCAGGTTCAGAAGGCGGTCGCCTCTAGCAACAAGATCCAGGAACTCAACTTCAACCACCCTATCAAGTATCTTGCGGCGGCGAACACAACTGCCGTGAACATCGTAACGGATACCAACAAGCTCAAGCTCCAGATCAACGGCACCGATGTCGCCGACTACAAATTCGGTAACCCCAACTTCACATCGGTTCCCCTTTATTACCACACTTCCCATGGTAACTCTACCCCAGGTGCCAAGCTCTTCACTTATCCCTTCTGCCTCGACACTGGTAAGCTTCAGCCCACAGGTAATCTCAACTTCTCCCGTCTTGATTCGGCTCGTATCATCAGCGACACAGCTGTGAACACCGATGACGTTTACGCCGTCAACTACAACGTTCTCCGCATTGAGAATGGTATGGGCGGTCTTTTATATTCTAACTAAATAATAACTATGTTTTGGAAGATTGTTTTCCTCCTCGCCATCGTTTTTGTATTGACGTACGATCCTAAGTCCAGGACACTCGAAAAGTTTGTCGGTCAGCCTACACCACCGACAGATAAATCTTGTGAAAATGCGCATTACGAAGCCGTCCAATTCGCTCAGTCACCCTACGAGTGTCCCTCTCCAGGGAAGACTATGATGGGTGCAATTGCTTAAAAAGAAAACACATCTTAAAAGTATATGATCCCCGTCAACCGTGACACCCTCATGTTGATCGCCACCATTGTGTGTGCAGCTGGTATCATTTTCCTATTCAAGGAACTCAATAAGACCAAAGAGGAGATGAACTCGTTCAAAGATTTTTCGGTTCAGGTCGTGAAGCAGCTGAGTGCGCCCACACCCGCACCTGCACCCGAACCTGTGAAAAAGGAGGAGCCAAAGGAGGAAAAATTGGAGGAATAAACATATCACCTTATTATAACTTGCGAATGCGCAATGAAAAAGTACAAAGCGATAGCTGTACCGGTTAGCTTTGCCGATGGGAAACCACGATTTCTCACGGTGAGGGACTATCGGTTCAAAGATTGGATATTTGTTACGGGTGGATGTAGGCGAAGAGAAATATTCAATCCCCTCCGATGTGCCCTCAGGGAACTCGAGGAAGAGACTCGAGGTGTGGTTTCCCTAAAAAACGGCGAATATACCGAATTTAAGTTTACTGTCAAGGAAAGTCCAACTATTGATCTCGAATATAACGTCTTTATATTCTTCGTAAACTATTCGAGAACAGAACAACAAAGTCAAATAAAGAAATTTTATGAAGAAAAACACAAGACTAATTTGAAAAAAATTATGAAACAACCGATCAGGAAGACATACGATGAAAATGATTTCATGAGCTATGATACACTCGATGAATTTAACTCGAGAAAGCGTTGGAAACTCATCATAGATAACGTGATCAAGAATCCACAATTTTATGCGTGTATAAGTTCTTTGAATAGAAAAACATTTTCTATAAAATAATGAAGTCCAAGGCTTACATTTTACGACAGGTTGCAGAACTCCTTGAAAAAAATAGAGGTTTTTGCGAAGAGGAGATAGCTGA